ATTCATTTCTAATTGATTGCGACCTTGAATATTTTCTAATAAGTCTAGTACAGGAACTTTAGTTTCTTGGGATATTCTAAACAAATATACTGTAAAATTATCTGCGATTTGAGTAGTTTCACATACAGAAATGAAATAAGAGTGAACAATGTCGTATTCACTACCACTGACTACTAAGTCAAAATTATAAAATTGATCAAAAATTTTAACTGTTTGATCTAATGATGCTCGGGAGTCTAATATTCTAGCCATAATTTAAATTTTATTTAGTAACTGGTGCTGGAGTTCTCAATCCTCCAGCACCAGCATTGCCGGCACCTGGTGCTGGTGTTGCACTTGCAGCTGGAAAATATCTATCACTTCTTGGATTACCAGGTATTGCTTGTAGTGTAGCATTGTATAGAGTACTATTTATTTCGGATCTAGCCACTTGCTGTAATTTTCCATTTTTAAATGTATTGTATGATGCACCTGCTTTTTGAATAGCGCCTAAGTAATTATTGCCAGCAAGGTCCTGAGCGATTCCTCCGGCTGCGTTTACTAGTCCACCATGCCCCAAAATGTTAGCTTGTGATCCGGGTCTAGCTATAGGACTTAGTGTTTTATCATAGAAAGCATCATTGCCAAATGACTGTATAACATCACTGGGTTTGGTGCCATCAATATCACCTTCTGAATAGGTTACAGTTTCATATGCAATACTCATAGAATTTTGCATGGTCCCGTTACCTTGGGAGTAGTCATATGTATCATGCCCAAATTTAGTAATAATAGGGTTTATAAGCGTATATGCCATAAACTTATGTTGATAAAATCCAAATATAGTTATACTGTTGAAGAAAGGTACTTTAGTCGCACCTATACCAGCTTGAGTAGTTGTTACAGGTGTAGCTGTTTCTCCTATGTATCCCCAATCATCATTGCCTAATATATTACCTTCATATATATTTCTTAGGTTATAATTTTCTAATTTACTTTTATTGTCAGGTACAACTTTTGGTCTAGGGGTATTTCTACCACTTGGTATCACTGTTGGAATAGTAGCGTCTTGATAATAATATGTATAGTAGTTATACCATAATTTATTAATCATATTACCATTATCGTCATGAAATACAATTTGAATATCATCATATTTAAGTTTAGTCTGTACTATCCTTTTACGATTATATTGATTTAATACATGAGTATCAAATGTGTATGATGGTAACGCTACAGTTTTAACCGCCAAGCTAAAATTAGATCCATCAGGGATAAGTGTTTGGTACACGTTATCGTTGATATCAAATTCAACATGAAATAGAAATTTAAGTTTAGGAGCGTATTGATATGAGTTTGGTCTAAATGTTTTTGCTGCGTGAGTGTAATCTCTAAGATATTCGTTGCCGAAAAAGCTTTTTACAGCTTGTCCGGCACCGGTTTTAACTTGACCTACCGAGTCTTGTAATACATTTTGAAAGAATCCACTCATATTATACGCTATTAGCCTTGGTTACCTTGACCTGCGCCAATACCAGTAGTACTTGCACCGCCCAAGATTCTACCAATATTAGTACCAACGCCAGAACCAAGAGGTGCTTGAATTGCGTTGTCAAATTTAATAGCCAGGGTAATTTGCATATCTTTACTCTCACTGTAGTTTAAGTCACCGTATGAGGCTTTCTGAAGATAGCAACCATAGCATTCCCAAGTTTCTAAAACTTGCGGAGCATGTGTACCATTGCCGCCGTCTAGAATTTCAATATTAGTTTGAAACTTATAGTCCTGACCTGTTGCAGCACTAGCTTGCTCAACGAAATCTAACTGCTTTTGTAGTTGCTGACCAACTAATTTTGATACTGATCCTTGTGCATCATCTCTAATAACTGTATTTAGCATTTCCCAAGTATGCTTACCTGCCAAATATAGAGTAGAGTTATACACTGGTAATGTAATATCCGCAAAACTTACACTAGGACGACCAATGCTTATTACTTGTTTAGTTAATTCTGTAGTAGAAGCACCAACACCAAAATTTAGAAATAATACTCTAAATCTATAGCTTAGTTTGGGCATTAACAAGCCCTGATTTCCGCCTGCATTGTCAGATGCTACGGTCATATTAAAAAGACTTTGGCTAGCTGTGGCCATAATTATTCTCCGTGTGGCACTAGGGCCGTTAAATTTTTATTTCTCTCTCCAATATAATAAGGTGTATCATTACATTTCAAACATCCTATTATAAAGAAATTATTTTTCATATTCTTATTTATCTTTTATAATGATACCCCTTTTAGGGGTATCATAATTAAGCTGCTTGATTTCCTATCTCACCAGTGTTTAGAATTCTAACTGGAATGTAAATGAATTCAGCGGCCTTAACTGGTTCGATTGCAACGTCAATCCATAACTCATTTCTATCGATTCTTGCAGGCGTATTATTTGAAGAATCGCAAACTACTAGATAATCATAGATACCACGCTTTGCAACTAAGTCAACTAATAGAGTCTGTACTACGCCAGCAATAGCTTGACGAGTAACAGAATCATTTGGTTCAAACACGAATGGTCTAGCTGCAATAGTTAGCTGACGACGAATGTAATTTACTAAACGAGCTACGTTAGTTCTATCTAGAGCACTGGTAGAATCTTTACTATTCTTATTGCCATAGTTAAGTAGTCCAACTCCGGTGAAGAATACCATTGGATTAATCTGATTAGTATATAGAACATCACGAATACCCATACGAGTTTTAGTTACTACAAACTCATCAGTTTTTCTATTTAGATAACCAATGCTTAGAGCATTATCAATATTACCTCTGCGTGTACCTGCCGCTGCTAACCAAGGATAAGCAATATTATCATTACGCAAGAATGTTCTTAGCATCATATGTGATGCTGGAACGACAACTTGATTGCCTGCCAAGTCATTTGTAATTCCACTTGGATAGAACAAGCCTAGATATGTATTTCTAGTAACAAGTCCCTTTTCACCGGTCGATGTTGCGCCGGCTGTGTTATTTGCCCAAGCTTGAATTGCAGTAGCATCTTCTGCAAGACCTAGTGGAGTGTCACCGATAATATAAGCTGTATCACCACGATCTGCATTTAGAACAACCATGTTAGGTTGTAGTTCTGGATAGTTTGGTGTCGCTAACAGATTAAAATAATTATCTTCAACACGAATATCTGTGTTAGTGTCTATAGCTGTTTGTAAAGATTTTACAACCATGCGACGTTGAGCAAAACGACCCATATATGGAGCACCATTGGTTTGATTTCCACTAGCAGTTAACCATGTACTAGTTTGAGCTGGTAGTGATTGATCTGGAAATCTTGCTGAATTAAAATAGTTTACTTTAAAATGCTTAACATTATTACCTGAACGGCGTGTGTTAAACAACAGCGTGCCCTGTGGATATAGTGATGGACTAGGTGCATCTAAGTCTAAGTAGTTGCTAGATAATAGAGAAGTAATAGTTGGGATAGGATCATCAACTGGGCTAACTGATCCACTAGTTGCCCAACGTGCATCTTGGAATAGAATACCGTTAGAGCTAACATGATCAGTATTATCGATTAGTACCCAATCATCTGTGCCATTAACATTTTGTTGCCAACGGTAGATAACAGGATACACTTCTAAATCACTAGTATCTATCCATAAATCACCATATGCTAGTGCTGCTTTTCCAGGACTGCTTTGTGTAGTTGGGCGAGTAGCACTTATAATTGGACCGTTTGGATCTGTTGTATTAGAACCAGTGGCAGCTGGGTGACCAGTAGAGTCGTATGAAGTATTGCGATATCCAATCCATGAACCATTTTTCTGAACCATGATATCAACTTGATTTACTACTGAGTAGAACCAGTTTGTATCTTCAGCAGGTGCCACTGATGGCGCACCTTCATTTGCAGTATAGTCAAATTCTACCCAATTACTTAATTGTGTTGTATAAGATTGAGTAGCTGTACCTGATACGATAGTAACAGCAGAAATAACACCACCTGATTGTGCAGCGACTTCTACAGTTAGATTATTTGCACCAGCTAAACCGCCTAGCACAGCACCACTGATAGTAATTTGATCTCCTAATGCATACCCTGTACCACCAGCTTGAGCACCATCACCAACTAATGTATATACACCATATTGTGATTGGACATTAAATGTTGCACTAGTACCAGTACCTGTTGTGCTTAACTGTGGGACCGCATTAAATGTTGTGGATACAGTTGGACCATATTTACAACCTGTAGTTGTGCCTATTACAAATCCGGCGTCCTCTACTAACCCATTGCTTACACCATTAACAAAATCATTTAGTATAATAACGCCGCCCAATGTATGTGTTAGCACAATAGAGCCATTTGTATTTACTGTAGCAGTGGTATTAGGAATACCTGCATTTTGCCAAGCCGCAGTAAAAGCAGTTGGATCTGTAGTAGTTGGCACAGAAACAGTGTAGGTAGATGATAGAGTTGAACTTCCAGGAACACTTATTTGAACTGTTAGGTCACCACTGGTAAATGAATAACTTGTTAGCGAACTAGTAATAATAGTCGCACCAGTTGCAATTCTTTCCCATAAGTAATAAGGAGAAGTAGATAAATCACCTCCCCATGCATATTGACCATATATTGTACCAGCTAAAATTGCTTTACCACCGGTAGCGTCTAGGTTTGCACATGCTGCCCAATCTGATGTTTGTGAGCTAACTGTCTTAGCGATCCATGAATTAGTAGCAGTACTAAACACTGATACAACTGCGTTTAAACCATTACCCGCTGAACCTGCTTTCATCCATATAGATCCAGTTGGTCTTGGTGTAGTTTGACTTGCTGACCAAAGTGGCATTTGTGCAGATGTGCCCCACTGAACTGCAGGTTGATAATAAGTTTTTGCAGTTATTCCTAATTGTGCTAGAGCGCCAGTACCCTCAGCTAAAATTAAAGAAGCGTTGCCTGAAGTAACTTGTTGATTGGAATAAATTACTAGTTTTCCACTGCGAACTGTGGCTTGTAAGCCTTGATAACCCAAGGCATTGATAACTCCTGCAACACCATCTACTGTATTATTTGGGACGGTAGGCACTGTGATAGTGGTAGTAAAATTACCACTCATACTAATTGTGAAGGTTGATCCTGCTGTTATAGTAGGATTAGAATTAGTTCCCTGTACGCAAGGAATATCTAAATTCCAAGCACTGCCACCTAATACTACCCATGCATTATCTGTTGTTTTGTAGAAGAATTGTTGTTCTGCTGAATCAGTTGGATAACCCATTAACTGAATAGCATTTACCGCATATTGTCCGATATTACCAATGCTATTCAACGGAACTCCACCTGACAATTGATCTGCGTCAGTAATTACGATAGGTGTTTGTTGTGTAAACGCGCCTGTAGTTGAGTTAAATAGGAATATTCCCCAAGTGCTGGTACTTGTATTTAACCAATAAGTTCCATTAGGGGGATTGCCTGTTGGGCGAGTTGTTTGTCCAACCAAACTAGTTAAATTAACATCGGCTCGCAATACATAACAACGGTTTGTAATGCCTAGCAATGAATAAGCGGCTAACAGCCCATATTCATTTAGTTCATAACCTTGGAATGGTGTACCGTTAGTTGTTGTATAAAAGAACGGGGTACCATATAAAGTTGTTAGGTCACGCTGACTTGTAACTAAAGTTAATTTATTTGCGTTTGCCGCTGTAGTGGCTACAGCAACACCGGTACCATTTGGATTCTTTTTATCTTGTGCGGTCGCTAACAAAATAAGAGGTACTGAATTAGTTGGGGAAGGAAGATATTGACTTTGGTCAATGATCGTAACTTCTACGCCTGGGGATACTAGTGCCATTTTTCTTTCCTTTATTGTAAAATTATGAGGTTTAC